AAAAGCTCGTTAAAGATATCCAATTCTTTGAGAATAACGACATCTGTCCGACCTGTGATCAAGCCATCACTGAGGAGACAAAAGAGACCCGTGTGTTGGAAGGTAAAAGCAGAGCAAAGGAACTCCAGTCGGGAATTAGTAAAGCAGATGAAGGATTACGAGAGGCTCAAGAAGCTCTATCCTCTACATTAAATGTCATTGATCTGTGCAGAGGATATCAAAGCGATCTATCTGTTAACAATCAATCTATAGCTCAGTTTCAATCTTCTATTGATCGTACTCAAGAAGAGATCAGCAAACTTGATAACAATGTTGATATGGATCAGGCAAACAACGATCTTAATCAACTTGTAGAATCAGGCAATTCGTTAGTAGAAGAACGACTGATATTAAATGAGCAATTTAACTATAATCTGGTTATGAGCCAGATGTTGAAAGATACAGGAATCAAAACAAAGATTGTAAAACAGTATCTTCCTGTTATAAATAAACTAGTCAATCAATTCTTGCAGGTACTAGACTTCTTTGTATCGTTTGAACTTGATGAGGCTTTTCAAGAAACAATTCGTTCTCGTTTTCGTGATTCATTCACGTACGACTCATTCTCAGAGGGTGAGAAACAACGTATTGATTTAGCACTTCTGTTTACATGGCGGCAGATTGCTAAGATGAAGAACTCTGTTGCAACTAACCTTCTCATCTTGGATGAGACTTTTGACTCGTCTTTGGACCATGAAGGTGTTGACAATTTGATGAAAATCATCTATACTCTGGGTAACGATACAAATGTATTCGTGATCTCTCATAAGGGTGAAGTGCTTGATGGTAAGTTTGCCAACAAGCTCGAAATATATAAGGAGAAAAACTTCTCCAAGATTAAAGGAAACTAATATGGAACTGTCCAATTTTACTATGCAAGTGTTGAAGAACTTTGCGACAGTCAATAGTAATGTTGTTATCCAACCAGGTAACTCTATCATGACTATGGCTGAACCAAAGAATATACTTGGACAAGCCACCGTACCAGAAACATTTACTCAGCAGTTTGGTATCTACGATCTGCAAGAGTTTCTTAATGTTCTAGGGTTGGTGGATAGTCCAAGAGTTAGGTTTGAACCTAATCATGTTTTGATTGGTGATAGCACAGGCCGCGCTGAGATCAAGTACTTCTTCTCTGACCCAGAGATGTTGACTAGTCCGTCTAAGCCTATTGCTATGCCAGAACCAGATGTAACATTCTCTCTGGATCAAAGCACACTGAATAACCTCAAACGCGCAGCAAGTGCGTTGGGTCATTCGCAAATGTCAATCAGATATGTAGATGGTTTGATTCGTCTCTCTATTGTAGAGACAGACAACTCAACATCAAACACTTATGCTATTGACGTTGATGGGGAAAGCAAACTATCAGATTGCAACTTCATCATTGATATCGCTAACCTAAAACTTATTGCTAGCGACTATAAAGTTGAGATCTCAACTAAACTGATCTCACAATTTACTAGTATGGATGATACTATGGATCTGAAGTACTGGATTGCACTAGAAAAAACATCATCTTTCGAATCATAAACGGAGCAGAATAAATGGCGAAAGCAGAAACTAAAACCCCAGATCACTCACAGATCTATGACCTATCCAATCGTGTCGCTCGCAGCACTGTAGCTGTCGTCGATGCTTTGACTTCGCGTGGTGCTTTTAAAGGTGAGGAGCTGTCTACTATTGGACAACTACGTGATCAATCTTTGCAGATCATTCAGCTAGCTGAATCATATCAACAAGAGGTAGCAGCTGAATCAGAATCTTAATTGACTATCTAACCTAAATGTGATACAATTCTTTTTTATAATGAGGTTAATATGTCAAATGATTTTCTATGGGTTGAGAAGTACCGTCCTCAAACTATTGAGGATACTATTCTTCCGAAACAACTCAAAACTACACTCCAAGCTATAGTAGATACCGGAGAGCTTCCTAATATGTTGTTCTCCGGTACTGCTGGTCTTGGAAAGACTACTGTTGCTAAGGCTATGTGTAAGCAATTAGATCTTGACTACATTGTGGTCAATGGGTCTGAAGAAGGCAATATTGATACACTTAGAGGCAAGATCAAACAGTTTGCTTCTAGTGTGTCTCTGCAAGGTGGGTACAAGGTAGTAATTCTGGATGAGGCTGATTACCTTAATCCTCAATCAACCCAACCTGCCTTGCGGGGATTCATCGAAGAGTTCTCTAACAACTGTCGGTTTATTCTTACTTGTAACTTTAAAAACCGTATCATTGAGCCACTACATTCTCGTTGTGGTGTATATGAATTTAATACATCTAAGAAAGATATGGCAGATCTTGCTGCTCAGTTTTTTAAACGATTTACTGAGATACTTGATATTGAGAAGATACCATATCAAAACAAGGTGATTGCTGATTTGATTATGAAGCATGCACCTGATTGGAGAAGAGTTCTTAATGAAGGACAACGACGATCTATTGGTGGCTTTGATGCTGTTGGTACTGACATTGGTAGTATTGACAGTAGCATTGATCAACTAGTACAACACCTCAAAGGTAAACAGTTTAAGAAGATGCGAGCATGGGTTGTCAATCACATGGATGTTGACACCGTTGCAGTCTTCCGAGGACTGTATGATACTATGTTCCAACATGTTGATGATAGTAGTATCCCCCAGCTAGTTCTTATTCTTGCTGACTATCAATATAAAGATTCCTTTGTTGCAGATCATGAACTAAACACGGTTGCATGTATGACTGAAATAATGATGCAAGTGAAGTTCAAATGAGTCCTTTTGATTATCTCAATAGCATTAACGATCATAAACGGGATCTGATGATAGATGATATGACCGAGAAGTCATATAACAGTTTTATGATCAATAGATCATTAAGCTACTTTCAAGACACAATATCGTTTGCTAATATTGTAAACAGATACCACCACCTCGATCCTAAACTCCAATATCACTTTCTTATAAATATCATACGAAAACGTAAAAGATTTTCGAAATGGATTAAACCTGAACAGGTCAGTGATATTGAAGTGATTAAGCAATACTATGGTTACAGTAACGAAAAAGCCAAACAAGTATTGCCTCTTCTGTCACCTGAACAGATAAAAATAATAAAGAAGAAGGTGAGCAAAGGTGGAAGAAAGTAACGTTATTGAATGGCAGCCAACGGATATGTTGGAAGTCGTCTTAAACGAACCAGATGATTTTTTAAAGGTTCGAGAGACACTTACCCGTATTGGTGTAGCCTCCCGCAAAGACAAAAAGTTATTTCAATCATGTCACATACTACACAAGCAGGGCAGATACTTTATCGTCCACTTTAAAGAGTTGTTTATGCTTGATGGTAAGAAAGCTAATCTAGAATCTAATGACATTGAACGTAGGAATACAATTGCTACATTGCTAAGTGATTGGGGTCTAGTTGAAATAGAAGAGAAGGGTACATTAGAATGTGCTCCTCTACGTCAGATTAAGATTATTCCTTTCAAAGAAAAGGCGCAGTGGGAACTGTGTCCCAAATATAACATTGGAAATAAATAAATTTATCTGTTGACTTGAAAGTCAAAGATACTATATATACTATAGCGATGCGGAATGATCCGGTCGTAACACAATCTTGCTTGCTCAAAAGGAGATAACAATGACAGGCTTACAAACACTATTCCCGCGGTCATCTTTTGTTGGTTTTGACCATCTGTTCAACGAACTAGAGTGGACAGCTAAACATGCTCAAGACCATTATCCCCCACATAATATTATTAAAGCTGGAGATCAAGAATACTTGATTGAACTAGCTATTGCTGGGTTTACAAAGGATGAGATATCTGTAGAAGTTAAAGATAGAACCTTGACTGTTACAGGGGAACACGTCTCTAAAGGTAGAGAGTTTATCCATCGTGGCATTTCGACAAAGAAATTTAAACGAACCTTTAGGCTGTCCGAACATGTAAATGTAAACGGAGCAGATATTCAGGATGGCATTCTTGCAATTGAATTGAAGTATGTTATTCCAGAAGAAATGCGTCCTCGTAAAATCAATATTGGTCAAACGAGGAAACAAAATGACACAAGCAATACTAGCGGCCCACAGCTACTCAACGAGGGCAATTGAACTACTTTTTGAATCGTTTAGAACTTTTAGACAGTATAGAATTGAAAGAAAAGCAATTCGTCAAACTGAAAAAGAGCTTTCTAAACTTACTGATTATGACCTAGCGGACATTGGAATTTGTAGAGGTGATATTTATTCAATCGCCCGATCAAAATCAACTATTGAGAATTGCATGGTAAATCGCAATTTGAAAGGTTGGGTCTAATGACAACTATGGTAGCAAACTATTTCTTCTCGCCCTTGTCGGGATTGTGGTCTTCAATCGATCGTTATTCGCAGATGGTTGGATACTCGAGAGCGGCATCGGAGCTCGCAAGAATGGGCATGCACGAGGAATCGAAAGCGTGTATGATGGAAATAAAGAAGTTGCAAGATAAGTAGTATTCATATATAATGTGTAGGGGCTGTGATGGCCCTTACCAAACACACACAACACAGGAAAATAAAAATGACAAACCCTTATCAAATCCGTACAGATATTTTGCAAATGGCAAAAGAAATGTTAGACAAACAGTATGATATGCAAATGGCAGTTGCTCATCAAGCAATGGATCTGTATAAAGAAAATGCTGACCAAGCATTAGAAGCATACAAAAAGTATGTTCCCAAAGCAATCACTCCCGAGGAAATCAAAGAGCAAGCTGAAAAGCTATATGAGTTTGTCTCGGAGAAGAAGTAAATGTATTCCGTTCAAGTGAAAGACACAGATGAAATCATTGCATTGTGTTCTCGTAGAGAGGATGCAGATGGCATCGCTAGTACTAAACTTGACGGTGTTCACTACATTGTGAAAAAACTTGATGATGGGCCTCACTTACGTGAGGTCTATCGATCTGTATACAATACGAGGTAACAATGGGAGAGGCATTAACAGCTGCATCCATCCTTGTTTTTCTTATCGTAGGATTCATTTGGATCGTTGTCTCAGAAAGTAAAAAGTAGTATAATATAGGCTTTATGTAAGTTCGGAGGGAATATGAACTTTTACACTAGCGTTAACCGATATGGTAACAACATCCTCTATAGAGGATTCGAAGATGGCAAACGTATTGATAAAAAGATACCTTACATGCCAACATTGTTTATTCCAACAAACAAAGAGACTGGATGGAATACACTACAGAATAATCCAGTCCAACCCGTCACCTTTGATACTATGCGAGATGCAAGAGATTTCATCAAGAAGTATGATGGTGTAGACAACTTTCCCATTTATGGTACAACTAACTATGTCAATCAGTTTCTTACTGATCGATTCCCTGGTGATATTAAGTTTGATAGAGATAAGGTCAATGTGACTTCTCTTGATATTGAGGTTCACTCGGAAGATGGTTTCCCCTTTGTTGCTAATGCTGCTCATCCTGTGACAGCTATTACAATGAAGAGCAATCAGTCAGACACATACTATGTGTGGGGGTTAAAAGACTATGATCCAGACAAGTGTCCCATTGAGGGAGTTACAGCAATCCATTATAAGAAGTGTAAAGACGAGATCGAGCTTCTATTGGATTGGTTATCTTGGTGGCATGATTCTCGGTACTGTCCCGATGTCGTTACTGGCTGGAATACTCGTCTATTTGACTTTCCATATCTTATCAATCGTGTAAAGAATATCATTGGTGGGGATGTCTATAAGAAGTTCTCACCATGGGGTGTAGTAGATCAACGCGACATTGTCATTGCTGGTCGTACTAACATTGCATATGAGATGATGGGTATCCAACAGCTAGACTATTACGACTTGTTTCGTAAGTTTGGATATGCATATGGTACACTTGAATCATACAAGCTGGACCATGTAGCTTTTATTGTTCTTGGAGATAAGAAGCTTTCGTTTGACGAAGTAGGCAATCTACAAAACCTATACAAGCAAGATCATCAGTTGTACATTGACTATAACATAAAAGATGTTCAGCTAATCGATCGCCTTGAAGAGAAGATGGGATTGATTACTCTTGCTATGACTATGGCATATCGTGGTGGTGTAAACTACTCTGAGACGTTTGGAACCACATCTATCTGGGACTCTATTCTCTATCGTTTGATGTATAAGGATCAGACTGTTGTTCCTCCTAAGGTTGCTAAGATCAAAGAGAAGTATCCTGGAGCATATGTTAAGGATCCTATGACTGGTAAGCATGACTGGGTTGTATCTTTTGATCTCAACTCTCTCTATCCCAACATCATTGTACAATACAACATGTCGCCTGAGACAATCATTGATGGAGCTATTCCTGGCATCAACGTTGATGCTATTCTAAATGATAAAGACTTTATCTTGGAGGACGACTATGCTGTAGCTGCATCTGGGTTACAATTCCGTAAAGATCAGCAAGGTGTTATTCCTAAGATCATTAAACAATACTACGACGAACGTAGAGCTATCAAGAATCGTATGCTTGAGGCTCAACAAGAGTATGAGTCTGGTAAGACTAAGAAGTTAGAGAATGAGATCAACACATTAGAGAATCAACAGATGTCTATTAAGATTCTTATGAACTCTTTGTATGGTGCTTTGGGTAACAACTACTTCCGATACTTCGATCGTCGTATGGCAGAAGCTATTACAACATCAGGTCAGTTGTCTATTCTGTGGGCTCAAGAAGCTATCAACAAAGAGATGAACAAGCTACTTGAGACGACTGACGTTGACTATATTATAGCTATCGATACAGATTCATTGTATGTTCGCATGAAGCCTCTGGTGGATAAGTTTGATCCTAACTCTCCTGTAGACTTTCTTAATAAGATCTGCTCAGAACACTTTGAGGATATCCTTGCAACTGCTTATGATGGGTTGTTTAGAAAGATGAATGCATACGAGAATCGTATGGAGATGGCACGAGAAGTGATTGCTGATAAGGCTGTGTGGATTGCTAAGAAGCGTTACTTCATGCAAGTACACGACAATGAAGGTGTCCGCTATGCAGAACCTAAGCTCAAGGTTATGGG